ATCTAGCACCTAAATATCTTTGGCCTTTGCCAGCAATATCTGGGTTAATACGAACAACTACATTTTTACCTAGTGTTAATGCTGCTGTAAGGATAGCATCGGTGCTACCAATTACAGTAGGAGTACCTAAGTTTGCTGCGGCACTACTAATAACTTCAAACTTTACGCTTGTACCATTAGCTAGTGCTTCTGTTACTGCAAAGTTCATGTACAAAGAAGTACCTTCACCTACATCTCTAGCAACACTTAAATCAATAGTGTTAGTAGATACAGCAGTTGTAGTTAATGCTTGATCTTCGCTCACTCTGAGCAGTTTGTCTGTAATCATTTTAAGAAAATCTCCAAAAAAATAGTATAAAAAAACTTGTAACTATTAAGTCACACGAGCTTCAGCATTGATCAAGGCATCTACTCTTCTTAGAGGTACTCCTAAGAATGATAGGTAACTTTGTGCAGATCCAAACTGTGATAAACCTTCTTGTATTGATAATACGTTTTGTGATTTATCTAGTGCAGCAATACTCATGCCTGAGTGAACAGTTCTATTCATATAGAATGCTGCTCTTCCCATAGCCATATTAGGTATTCTGTATAATGCTCTAGCCATCAATTTAACTAAGTTAGTTGATGCAGCAGCAGTTTGTGTATTAGCACTACCGAGTAGGTCAGAAATGTCAACATTACAAATACGAACAACGTATCTCCAATCTTTAACAACCAAACCGTTTTTCCATTGGTAACGAGTAGCAAAAGCTTGTAGCCTTGTACCGTCACTATTGTAAACAGTTTGCTCACCAAGATCTTCGTGAGTTAAACCTGCTTTAGATCCTTTAGGAAAAGGACAATAAACAGTATTATCACCCCAAACAACTAGATATACAGAAGCGTTATCAGAACCTGATCCACCTGCATCAAGAATGTTTACAGCATTATCAGCAGAAAGATCACCGTATCTTGGTGCAAGACCTAGAAACTTTTTAGGATCTGTTCCGGGATTACCGTAAAACATTGTCTCAGCTTGAGTCTGGTTCATTGCTTCTAAGAACGCAGTATCTTCAGATAAACGGAACTGTGCGGTGTTACCATTTAACATCGCTAAGTCTTTGTCTACTTCAGAACGAGCTTCAAGAATTGCACACGCTTCATCAACTTGTGCAGTTGTTGATTTACTGCCCGGAATACCTTGGTTTAATGCACGGAAATAAACTGAAGGTAAACCAGTTCTAATAATTACACGTTCACCAGTAGGTAAATTACCTTCCTTAAACACGCAATCATCTAATATTTCGTTGGTTTGAGATAGTAGCTCTGCAACGATGGGAACTCTACCGTCTGGGTCAGATCTTTTTGCCCAATCCGCTAGTGTTAAATTTGAGGTTGAGAGTGTAGCCATTTAATAACTCCTTACTTGTTTTGCTGATTTGAATATAGTGCGTTAGCTATGCTGTTAAAATCTTTAGGATCTGCCCCTTGAGACATAGCACCTTCTGAATTACCAACATAACTGTCTTCACTAATTGCCTTACCTGCTTTGTACATAAACCTGATTATCTCAGGATGATTTCCAAAACCTGTTTCATGCAGCAGCGACTTTAAAGAATCAGAACCAAAAGCATCTAGAGATTTTTTTGCAATTTCTAAATTTTCAGCTAAATTTTCACCGCCAAATTCTTTATCAGCTTGTGAATCATTAGCCCAATCTACTTTTACTTGCTCTAGTACTTTGGCTTGTTTTGCCTGTATAACAGGTGCAACTTTATCTAAAACTTTTTGTGCAGCATCTTGTGGCAGGTCAAGTTCTTTAGCGACTTCACCGAATGCAGTAACTACTTCGGGGTCGAGTTCAGCAGATTCGTCAGTAATCTTTGTATTAAACTCGTATGTCTCAGGTGCTCCTTGTGGTGCTTCCTGATCGCTAGTTTCACTTTCAACAGCGGTTTCATCCGAAACTTGTTGATCCTGTACACTTTCAGCTTGCTGCTGTGTGTCAGTAGTTGCTTCAGTTGATTGCTCAGTTGTTGCGTCTACTGTCTGCTGCGAGTCACCTTCATTTGTTTGGTTGGCTTCCGTCATCAGCGTCTCTGACATTTTTTTGCTCCTTGATCATTGTCGGATACAGTTCTGGGCAGAGAGTGTGAATTAAGGTCAGTATTTGCAAACCATAGTTTCTGTTACCTTCGCTAAATGACATTGCCATTGCGTTAGTGTTGAACGATGATCGAAAAACACCTGCTTGCTCCAAAAGTCTCCAGATTAATCTGCGACCCCTCTTGCTGCTCATGAGCCACTTTATATCCGATTCCTCGTTCTGTCGGTCAATTCGTTCTGCAAACTTTTTATTGTCTTTAGATTTTTGTTGACTTTTGAGATCGAGAGGATTGTATTCGCTCATGCTTAAATATATCGAGTTATAACTGGGTTACGGTCACACCTAGTTTTGTTTAGGATACATTTTTTTTGCAGTTTTTGCTGCATCTTTAAAATCTTTTGAACTAGGTCTACCTTTTTCACCCTTTTTTTTCATACGTTCGCCAGAACCATCCTTAATTCTTTTGCGTTTTTTGTGTATGTTTTCGTATAAACTCATAATTAAAACATTGATGGGTAAAGTTTTTTAAGTTTTTCTAGTTCTTCTAACTGTTTATCAGATGCCATACCTCCCTCTTTCATAGCTTCTAATGTTGCTGCTTTTCTTTTTATTTTTGCAGGTATAATATTTTTTGCGTCAGCCATTATTTACCTCCCATATTTGATTTATTATATAATTTCTTTAATTTTTTTTCTTCTTCTTCGTGTTTTTTAATCATTTCTCTGTACCTTTTTTTGTACTCAGGTGACATTTTTGTAAAATTTGGATCTTCAGCCATAATTAACTCCCTGTAAGGTATGTACCTGTAGTAGGTTGTGCAACAGGCTTTGCTTTTGGTGGGGCAGATGCCTTTTCGCTATACAATCCTTCTGCTTGATCACCACTTTTGTCTAATGGTTCTATAGCCATTGCACATATTTGTAACTCTACATTCTGTTCTACACCATCTTTTTCTTGACTTTCTCTAACAGTTTTTACATATGCTTTTGCTTTTAGCATCATCTCGCTACCTGCTTGTGGTAGTTGTTCTATACCTAATTTTTCTAACTCTTCTTTGCCTAACGATATACACAAACCGTAGCTATACATCGGTTCGTCATACATTTCATTAGTGTCAACAGGTTGTGGGTCTTTTTTTAAATCAATTAAATCCATTTATACCTCCAATGGTGATGGTGAATTGTAACCACTAAATTGGTTCATCATGTCCATAGCATTACCTGAGTCTACTTTACCAAGTTTTGCCATGTTTTCTACCGCTTGTTGCTGTTGTTGTGCCTGTGCTGCTGCCTGTTGTGCTGCTGCTCTTTCCTGACGTATCTTAGCTACAACCTGTCCGGGTACTATTAGTCCGGGATCAATACCTAACATATCAGCATAACTATCAGCCCATGCATCAGAATCAAACTTATCAAGTACATCTGGCTTCATTTGGGCAATAGCACCCATTGTATTTGTATACCTATCAACACTATTTGTACCAATAGCACGTTGAGCTTGTGCCAACATAGATACAAATTCTACGTTTAATTCCATACCCTGCAACTCTTCTGGGGCAGGTGGTACTAAATTTGCTTCAATCATTCTGCTAAACGTAATATCTACCAATGGATCTAACAATTCATTGTGTAATCTTTCCAATACTGGCCCTAACATAAGCAGTTTTTCTTCATGTCGTTCCGCTACTTCTGTTGCGGTCATCCTTGTATCAGTAGCATTTGCCAACATAAGAAACAAATCAGCATAAAAACTACCATTAATACGTTGTCTTACGTCTTGTATGTCCATTAACAAGTGCTGTAAGTTTAGATTTACATTAAATGCTGTCTCAATTTTGCCTTGTTGACCATCAATAAACGTAACTCCTCCCGGTAAACTGTCTACATCACGGTTTTTTAAGTAGCTAGGTACTTGTAATGGTGGTTTAGTCTGGTAATCAATGCCCTGTGCCTTGCGTAATTGTTCATGTTGTAACTGTTTTATGTCACCTAATGACTCCATACCCGGTGAATTGCCATAAATATCGCCACCTGCTATGCCCCATCTTGGTACAACTACAGGAAAATCTTTAAATCCACTCTCTCTTAACACCTTATCGCCTTCACCACCTGTTTCAAAGTAACAAGACTTGTACGCCATGTTCATATTGTCTTTCTTTTTAAAGTCACGTTCCCTATCATCTCTTAGTTCTATCGCATGAACTAACGTAATCCATTGATCTAATGAACCTCTGTCGTACAAATTCTTAACAGACGTTGAACATTTGTTATATCCAAACTCTCTAACAACTTCTCCTACTGTTTTTTGAAATTCTCTATACAAAGTGTTAACTCTGCCCTGATAATCCGTAGCAATTGCATACTCACCACACGTTACCGGGTAATGATGTATTGCATTTTTCATATCAGGTAATATTATTGACCCTGCCGTTCCAAATGCTCCTAATTCTTCGTATATACCATGTAATGTTCTGTATGTATTTGATTTAGTAAACACCAATTGCATACGTTCTGTGACATCGTTTAGCCACATCTTTACTGGTGGATACTTATTTAAATCTGGGTCTACTGTTCCAAGTCTAAACCAAGGTCTTGCAGGGCTTGTTGCACCTGCCATCATACCTGCACCTAATGTTCTTAATGCTCTTGTACCAGTATTGTCGTATATAGAGTTATGTCTTCTATGGCCTTTGTTTCTATCTTGCTGAAAATAACGTCCATTTCTTGGTAGTAGATATGTAGTAACCTCTTGCCAATGTGACCACCAAGTAGCCCTTTCCGATCTAAGGTGACCCCACCTCGTCAATAGTTTAGCTCTTTTGGTTTCGTACATTTATTAACCGCCTAATAAGGAGGATTTGCCTAAGTTTAATTTATTTGGATCTACACCCATAGTGCCAGTAAGCATAGTACCTGCTGCTCCACCTTTACCTGCTAATACACTTTCGTCAGTAATAGCACTAACATCTGCTGTTTGTCTGTTTGCTTTGTTGTACTCTATGTCAGCACGATCTGCTTCTGCTTTAGCTTGCTTTCTAGAATCCTCATTAGCCTGTGCTTGCAATGCTAATTGCTTTTTTTGTTGCTTTTTCTGTTGCTGTCCTTGGTAAATTTGGTAACCTGTACTCGCAACCGCTGCTATAGCTGTCGTAATTGCCATGTCATAGCTCCTTAGAAAACATAATATCTTGTACACCATATTTTAATCTCGGTAACATTGCAGCTAAAGTGGTGTTTTCTTTTGCGTGCCATAACATAAGTTTGCATCCGAGCGATGTTGCGTGTTTCTCTGTTTCTTTTATTAACTTTAAACCAACTCTGCCACCCCTGTGTTCTTTGCTAATAAACAGCAAATCATTTTGGGCTAACTTAAGATCGGCATAATGTAAATGATTAGATACAAAGTTAACAGAATAACCAATTAAAACATCATCTTGCCTAGCTGACAAAATAAAAATACTACCCATCTCTTCAGATTTACGGTAGGTTATTTCTTCTGGTTTTAGCACCATAACGTGTTTGTTTCGGGCAATCTCTTCGTAATGCTCGTCAAACAATGTTTGGGCTTCTGCCAACATTTCGTCAACTGTGGCAAGTTTGATTTCCGTTTTGGATACCCTACTTTTGTTAACAGTAGCTGTATTATCAGTACTTACGGTCACACTCGTCATAAAGGATTTTTAGGTACACAATCAAATATTATATGCACTCTATCGGTCATGCCAACATTGTGTGCTGTGTGTAATTTCTTATGGTCAAACCACCAGACCTCACCTTCCTCAAATTTTTGTTCCTGATCTCCGCAAGTTTGGCTACACCATTGGTTGGATTTAAGTACAAGATGAAACCTTTGGTAGTGATCTGCATACGTTCCTTGATCATTATGTTTAGTCACATGACCACTAGGTTTAAGATTGACAATAAGTAGCCTTCCCATGTCCTTAACGTCTAACTTTTCTAGTATTGGTTGCATTAATGGCACTAATGCTTCTTTTAAATATTCCATGCACGGATAATCGTATGATCCTGTATCCCATAAAACGTAGTATTGGCTCATCTTTAATGGCCCTCTAACGTATATACATTCGGTATCTTTATGTGGTGATTGCGTTACCTTTTGCCTTGCTGTTATCTCTGTCCATAATTCTGGTTTGGCATCAAGTAATTTAAGCAATGGTTTTACATCTAGACCTTCTGCTATACGGACGAAGTTACAGCACTTTGTATGGGTCATATTCCTTCTTCTGAGTGGCAACTTTACGTCTTTTGATGTATATGTCCTCCAGTTCTTTCTTGGCTACTGGGAGGGCAAAGGTTAGGGCTAGTGCATCAGCTAAATCTGGTGACCCTGCTCCCTGTAATCTTTTCTTTATCTGATCCTTACTTTCCAATACTTTTCTACCTACATTGTCGTACCAATATATCGGTGTTGCTAACTCTTGTTTTAGTGCGGTGTCATTCGGTATTGCACCACCTTGTTCTATCCACTCCTTCATTAACCACCACATCTCTGTTCTACGGTTGATGTACTGCTCTGGTTTGGTTGCCTTACCTCCAAATGGTATCTCGATTACGTCATACGATAACTGCCTTAATCTGTCGATTACTCCACTCCCTGCACCTGCATCACAGAACACAGCATCAGGGTTATGTTCTTCTATCAGGTTGGCTATCCTTGCAGCTAGATCCATGTTATCTACACCTCGATAGACAATAGGCTTAAATCCTTGTCTGCCTTGCCTACGGAACACTACTGATCTATCATCCCCAAACCTTGCCGGGTCGATGCCAAGGATTACTGGAGAGAATCCTACATCTGCTTTCTGGTATACACGTTGTGCTGCTACTTCGGTATCTGCTAATGCGATTAACTGGTCATCCCCTGCTGCTGAAAAATCACAAAGATACTCACGAGCAAAACTAGTCTCACTCATGTCTCGTTTGAGACGAGTTACTTCATCAGGATGAATGCTTTCTGTGTCGTATACCGTGTACCTTGCTGCTGACCAATCCTTGGGTTCTTCTAATGCCTTGTAATACAGTTCTGAGAATAAGTTAATCCCACTAGGGGTTGAGATAAAAATAGCCCATCCTAGTCTGTCTGAGAGGGCAGGTTGACATACATCAATCCAAAGTTCTTTCTTTATCTGACTAACCTCATCTAAGACCAGACCATCAAGTCTGACTCCTCGTAACGCATCATATCGGTCTCCTCCAAATAGACGAATGATTGCACCATTGTGCAGAAATTTAACGCTTAGTTCTGATTGGTTTATTTCTATGGCATTTGCTCTACGCAATGGTTCTAGTTTTTCAAGAAGTCGCAACCATGCAATGCTTTTACTTTGACTAAGATATGGCGAAACATAACAGAACAAACCTAAATCTTTTTGAAATTTAATTGCTTTATCAATAAGTTCAAGTATGGCTAATTCTGTCTTGCCAGATCGTCTGTGAAGTGCCAGAACTTTAAATCTTGCTTGTGTTAAATGAGATTGCCTTTGCCATTCTCTTGGAACATATTTGAGGTCTACATTCACGATTGTGGAACACCTGTATTAATAACAAGCTTTATATCTCCTTGTATGTCTGCATTTACTCCTACCTTGTCTCCATACTTCTTAGGATTCCATTTAGCTAACAACTTAAGTCTTGCTTCTACTCTATTCTTCTGTTGTTGTACATATGCCGGATCTAGCCTTGTATTCCCTTCAGAGCCACAAAGAGCAGCAGGTTCATCTATTATCTCCAAGCACTCTTCTGCAATTGCATCAGCACCCATATCTCGTGCGTGTGCGAAGCGTGTGATAAAGTCTCCATCATCTTTCTCCAACCAATTATAAATAGTTCTCCAATTAGGTTTATTTTTTTGTCTGCAATAAGAACGCAAAGTATTACCATGAGCAATCCAATTAATAATTTCTTCTACAATAATTTGATTTGGTTTAGTAGGAGGTCTACCTAATTTTGATTGTTTTGAAACGATCTGGGTAATCTGCTCTTCTTTCATAACGGCAAATTTTAGCGATTGTATATCTATTCATATTAAAAATTTTAGCTAATGTTCCATAGCCAATACCAAAGTCTTCATGTAAATCCCTGAGAGCATCAACAATGTAATTAGGAATAGTACATCGAACATGATCTTCATTTACTCGATAGCCTTTAGAATTAACACCTACTACAACTGTTTTAGGTAATGAAGCAAGTGTCATTAAAAAAATGAATAAAATTATTCATAATATAGAGAAATAAAGAATAAATCGCAACTTCTAAAATTAATTTGTTGACTTATGTAGCCATATATGCCACACTATTAAGTATCGGGTGTCCACCGATTGTCACTTACTAATTTTTTATTAACAACACAATGACACAGTTCAAATTTCCACAAAACCTAGCAGACCACCTAGAGAATGAGATCTACAACAAGCTTATTGCTTCAGTACAAACTGATGTAGACAAATACAATTCTATGTGGGCAAAACGTGAGCAAGCAGGTAAAACTTACGACACACACAAAGTGTATAAGTCAATGTATAACAAAGTAGTAGAAGAAAAAGTTTACTACTATCAGCTATCTAAAGGTTTACTAAGTATTACTTTCTTTCAAGAAGATTCATACGGCCAGATGGCTAATGACTATTACAGACCTTGGCATTGCAAAGTTAATTTAGAAGCTTGTTTTAAAAGTGCTAGACAACAAAGAGATCATTCAGTTGCATTATGTGAGCAAAGAGTTAACAGCCATTTAGCAATTACAGATGAGGTTAAGATCAATACTCTCAAACTAGGCAAAGGTAATCTCATTGAAGGTTTTGTTTCTGGTGTAACTGCCACCAACGAAAATTACAAAATCTATTTACAGATGATGTGGAACTACCGCTACGGTGAGAATTCAGCCAATGGCTACATGACTCAGTATGTACAGTACAGAAGCGACAGACGAGGTGCTAGGCAAGAAGGTAAATCAGTACAGCAAGCTATTACAGATGCTGAAAGACAGGCCAAGCGTGATGCCAAGCAAGCAATCGTTGACCAGAAGAATTTAGCCAAGTGGGAGAAATTCCAAAAGCTACCAGTTCAAATGGAAAAGTGGATTGACAAAGAAATCAAAACACTAGCAGCAATCATCAGCGATAAAGGTTTAGCTGACATACAGAAACAAGCAGACCGTATGGGTTACGAATTCGATAGAGAATGGAAAATCAAATCTATCTCTAAAGACATCGAGACACACAATGCATTGAGAAATGACCTCAGACATTGGCAAAATGACGAGACAGGACTCAAGTCATTATTCGATAAAGGTATCGACACTAGAAACAAACTTAAGGAGATGTACGGAGTTTAATTGCTCCTACATTTCTGGAGGGTGTAACAACCCTCTTTTTTTTTGCCCAATTACTTGATTAAATGTAGTATTTATGGCTACAATGTAAATATGAAAACAACTACAAAAACTCCTTACGAACTTGTGATCGCAGAATTTGGCGGTGTCCGTGCTTTAGGTCGAGCCATTTCAAAAGATCCCTCTGCAATTTCTAAGTGGGGTAGAAGACATGGCTGCATCCCTGCAACAGAACAAAAAAAAGTATTACAAAGAGCATGGGATTTGGGCTATCAAATTTCTGCTCACGATCTTATCTTTGGAAAAGAATAATGACTAAAGAAGGTGCAATACGTTGGAATAGTTCTAACGAAAAAATGTATGTATTAAAAGCTAGAAAAGGTTGTCTTCCTATTTGGGAAGAAGTAGATCCATTTGAAGATTTAGAAGAAAGGAAAGTAAAAAAATGAATTGCTACTGGTGCGGTGCTGAATTAATTACAGGTGCTGACATGGATACTGATGCATCAATGCATAAACTTTTTTATGATAAGTATTCAGTAATGACCAATTTAACTTGTAGTAAATGTGATTCAGAAGTATATATTTTAAAAAAA